ACGAGCCTTCTTTTACCCTAGAAAAAGAATATCTAATTGATAGAATAATTAATGAAAGAAAGTATGATGTAGAGAATCAAGATAAGTGGATAATGGAAAACTCTAATAGATTTTATTATGATATTAATGAGGCTGGAGTTGACAAATAATCTTATGACTGGTAAACTGTATACAAGCGAGATTTGGCTTCGTAAGAGATATCTTATAGATAAAAAATCTCCACAAGATATTGCTAAAGAGTGTGGGTCAAGCCTAGAAACAATCTATGTGTACCTTGCAAAATTTGGATTAAGGAAATCTAAAAGATGAAATTAAAACCAGTTTATTCAGATGTTACAGATTTTAAATGTAACGATCTCTATCTTAAATCAGTTGCAGCACCATCTGGTAACTCAATTTGGCAAACATGTCACTCTATAGCGCAAATGCTTATAGAAAAAAATATAGCGTATGGCGATTCTGCTCTTGATCCTGTAAGAATTTTTAGCAAGGCAGATCCAGTAGAACAACTTAAAGTAAGAATTGATGATAAGTTAAGTAGACTTATGAAAGGTACAGACTATGTTGGAGATAATGACATAGATGATCTTATTGGATATTTAATTTTACTTAAAATAGCAAAGGAAAAAAATGTCAACTGAAACAGAGTTAATTGAACATCTTGACGAAGTTAATAAAGTAGTCACAGAATATCTTAAAGGTCAAGATCCAACAAAAATTTCTAAAGAGTTAGACATTCCCCGTACTCGTGTTGTTTCATTAATTAATGAGTGGAAGGTTATGGCATCTGCAAATGATGCAATTCGGGCTCGTGCTAAAGAAGCCCTTGCTGGAGCAGATACACACTATACTAAACTTATTACAAAAGCATATGAAGTGATTGATGAATCAAGTATGACTAATAATCTTAGCGCAAAGACTCAAGCAATTAAATTAGTAATGGATATTGAAAAATCTAGAATTGAAATGTTACAAAAAGCAGGACTTTTAGAAAATAAAGAACTTGCAGAAGAAATAGTTGAAATTGAAAGAAGACAAGAAGTTCTTGTTGAAATCTTAAGAGACATTGCTTCAACCCATCCAGAAGTTCGTGATTTAATTATGAGACGCCTTTCTCAGATTGCTAAAGAGGGGGAGGTAATTACAATTGTCCAAGATGTTCAATGATTTTTTAGAAGTTTTAAAAGAAAATCAATTTGATGAAATTCCAGTAGATGCAAAAACATTTGTTGAGTCTGCTGATTATCTTGGCCAGCCTGAATTATCTTTAATCCAATATGAAATTGTAGAAGCAATGAGTCAAATTTATCGTAAAGAAGAACTACAAGAAATTTTTGGATCAGTTGCTGGTTCTCAATATTTTGATAAATATACTAAAAATGAAATCATTCTTCAACTTGGCAAGGGTAGTGGAAAAGATTTTGTATCAACCGTAGCCTGTGCATATATAGTATATAAACTGTTGTGTCTTAAAGATCCTGCTAGATATTATGGAAAACCAAGCGGGGATGCAATTGACATCATTAACGTAGCCATTAACGCACAACAAGCAAAGAACGTATTCTTTAAAGGATTTAAAACTAAGATAGAAAAATCACCATGGTTTGCAGGAAAATATAATGCAAAGGCTGATAGCATTGAGTTTGATAAATCAATTACAGTTTACTCTGGACATTCAGAAAGAGAATCGCATGAAGGTTTAAACTTGTTGCTTGCAGTCCTTGATGAAATTTCTGGTTTTGCATCTGAAGTTGGAACTGGTAATGAACAAGGTAAAACTGCAGAAAATATTTATAAAGCATTTCGTGGATCTGTAGATTCTCGTTTTCCAGATTTGGGAAAAGTAGTATTACTTTCGTTTCCTCGTTATCAAGGTGACTTTATTTCTAAAAGATATGAAGATGTTATTGCTGAAAAAGAAACTATTGAAAAAAAACACCTCTTTATTATGAATGAAGATTTACCACACGATGATCCAAACAATCAATTTGAAATTGCATGGGAAGAAGATACAATTATTTCTTATAAAGTTCCAAAAGTTTTAGCACTTAAAAAAACAACATGGGATGTAAACCCTACTAGGAAAATAGATGATTTCAAGTTAGCATTCTACACAGATCTTGGCGATGCCATGATGCGTTTTGCATGCACACCAACATTTGCATCAGATGCATTCTTTAAACAAAAAGATAAGTTAGAAAAATGTATGACATTAAGAAATCCAGTTGATAACTTTAGAAGATTTGATGAATCATTTAAACCTGATCCAGAAAAAATATATTACATTCATGCTGACCTTGCACAAAAACATGACAAGTGTGCTGTAGCAATTGCTCACGTAGATAAGTGGGTAAATATTCAAGTTATTAAAGATTATGAACAAGTAGCACCAATGGTTATAGTTGATGCAGTTGCTTGGTGGGAACCAAAAGCAGAGGGTCCAGTTAATTTATCAGAAGTAAAACAATGGATCATTAATTTACGCAGACAAGGATTTAATATTGGAGTTGTTTCATTTGACCGTTGGCAATCATTTGATATTCAACAGGAATTAAAAGCGGTAGGCATAAAGACCGACACCGTCTCTGTTGCTAAAAAACATTACGAAGATTTAGCAATGATGATATACGAAGAAAGAGTTGCGATACCAAGAATTCCTTTATTACTGGAAGAAATGTCAGAACTCAAAATTATGAAAAATACTAGAGTTGATCATCCACGTAAAAAATCTAAGGACTTAGCAGATGCTGTATGTGGCGCTGTATTTGGAGCAATATCACATACACCTAAAGATTCTAACCATGAGATTGAGATTCATACTTGGTCTACCTCTGCACGACTTGCAGAGAAGCAGATGGCTATGGTAGAATTAGACAACAAGGAAATGCCTAAAGATGTTAGAGATTTTCTTGATAAATTAAATATCATATAGTACAAACAAACAAGGAGAAAAATGAATTCATTTAAAAAAGTTGCTATTGTCATCGCTGCAGCCTTGACTAGCACTACACTTGTCGCTGTGCCAGCAAACGCTGCTCCGACAATTGTAAATACAACAATGTACGACACTACAAATGGTGTTCAGGTTATTGGTGGTTTTGCAACTCTTACAATTAATACAGACACAAGCACGGTAGCAACTGTTACCTTGTCTGGTGTAGGTTCAATTGTATCTGCATCTGCAGGATCAAACACTACCCTGTTAACGCCAGTTAATGGTTATTATCAGATTACAACTAGCAACGTAGGCGCAGGAGTTTCAACTCTTATTATTTCAAGCCCTACTGCTGGTACGTCTACAGTAACTGTTACTCCAATTACTGCTGGTACTGGAATTCCAGGAACACAAGTAATTAAAACAATTTCATGGACGGCTTCTGGTACCTTATCAGTATCTCCGTCATATACAACAGTTTATTCTGCAGCAGGGGTTGCTGCACCAGATGCAACAACTAATTCTGTATCAATTGTTGCTCCAAAAACTGCACAGTCAGCAGCAGCAAATGCAGTTGCTAATATTCTTGTAGCACCAAAAGATGGAAACAATAATGTTATTTCAAATGGAACATTAACAGTTACCGTTGCTGGCCCAGGAATGATTGGCCTTGGTACAACTCAGGCTAACGCAGCCTCACAAGGTCGTGCTGTTACAGGAACTGCTGGACAATATTTTGTAAACGTATTTGGAGATGGAACATCAGGAACATCAACAATTACAATTTCAAGTGGCTCTACAGTTTTAGCAACTAAGACAGTTATTTTTGCTGGAGATGCTGCAACTTATACTGCAACAAAAGGTTTTTCAGTCTACCGTGTTGGATCTAACGGAACTGATGGATCTTCAACATCTTATGGTGTTGCAGTTGCTGTAAAAGATGCAAATGGCAATCCAGTATCTAATGGAACTACAGTTTATGCTACATCAGCATCTACATCTGCAGCAACAGTGTCTGCTTCAACAACAACTACCAACGGAGTAGCATACTTTGCTATCAACGGAGTTGCTATTGGAGATGTTGCAGTTACATTTGCTAATGCAACAACAACTCCTACAGTTTCAACAAGCACAGTTGTTACAATTGGAAGTTCTGTAGCATCATCTGTTACTTTATCATTTGATAAAAAATCTTATATCAATGGAGAAAAAGTTCAACTTACTTTAAAAGCAGTAGATGCTTTAGGTAAGCCAATCTCAGATATTGCTGCAAGCGGTTCTTCATATACTGATTTACTTTCAGCAGACGTAATTTCATCTACTCAATTGGGTGGAGCAACATTAGTTGGATCTAAGACTCCAACGTTTGTTGGTGGAGTTGCAACATGGAACTTATATGCTCCATTATCTGCTGGTCCATTTACAGTTACAGGCACAACTGGAACTGCTGCTGGACTTGCTTTATCAGCACAAAAGGTTGCACTATCAACAACTGCAAATGTATTAGATGCAAACGCTTCTGCTAATGCAGCATTGTTAGCACAACTTGATGCATTAAATGCAAAGATCGTTGCTCTTAATGCTCTTATCGCTAAGATCATGAAGAAGTTAAAAATTAAGTAATAACTTAATTTAAATTAGAGGGTAGATTAATTTCTACCCTCTTTTTTATTGTCAAAAAATGGTATAATTACTAATA